CGAATAGCCGAGGGATAGAGCGAGTTGATGTCAATCGCACCAATCCAGTCGTGCATGCCTTTTTTGGGGTAAGCAACGTAGGCACCTGCTGCTTGCGTGTCGTTAGATTCATCTCTGTTTTTCCTATTTTGAACTATTAAACCTTGCTGATGCGCTTCATTGATAATGGCCTGCTCAGTAACAGCCACTGCGCCCATGGTGGTCGCCAGCAACACGGTATTATCGTGTGCTAGTTCGTTAGCCAAGTCCAAGAAACGCAGTTTCTTATCCAGTTTGGCCAACAGCATGGTGTCTTGTCTGTTGTATTCGATAAACGTAGGAAAGTCTTTGTTGTACAGTTGGTCCAAGGTACCTTCGTACTGTGTCTTACGCTCGTCTAGTTCATATTCGCTAATAGCGTCTAGGCTATAGCTGTGTCGTTCTTCATAGGTGTATTTGCGATACAGTTGCATATAGTCCATATGCACTCGACCAATCAAGTCAAATGTAATGTTCTCTGCACCAAATCGTTCAAAGGTCCTGGGCTTGGGAAATTGCCCCCACAAGCAGAACCTGCGTGTGTCATCCTTGCTGAGTACACGCTGTATGCGCATAACAGTATAAGGAATATCAAATCCTTCACTATTCCATCCGCTGAGGATATCAGCATCTTCGATTAAGCTCAAGAAAGTATCCAACAAGTCCTGCTCGCGCTCAAACAAGAAACAGTTGTCATAACGACTGCAAATTTCCTGCGCAGTTGCCCAACTCATGCTCTTGGGCGGTACTGCCAGTGTGACCATGCGATCCAACCAGTCTAGGTAAACTGATATAGCAGTGATGGCATTGAATGGATCTTCGGGCTTGCTGAAACCCAACACGGGATCAAAGTCAACCTCAATGTCAAAAAATGCTGTCTGCAATTTAGGACTTTCACGTCCTAGATAGTTTTCTTCAAGGCAGCGAAACACTGGGTTGATGTCACTCTCCCATATGTCTTTTTTGTTATTGGTTTTTAGTTCCTTATGGAACTCTTTGCTGTTGTGTGTGCTGAATCTCGATACTGGTGTATCGTAGATGGTGCGGAACTTGCCGCGTGGATCGTTGTAATAGAATACATACTTGGCTGGATATTCTTGATATACCCTTTGGCCTCGTACACGTTCTACCACGTGTATCCTATCTTTGGCTCTGTCTAATAGACAGTCTACATAACTCATAATTGCTCCTTACCGCTTATGGCCGGCATACCGTGATACATGTCCGTTAAGGTAGACGATACCTGTGCAATATTTATATTCAACTAGTTATACCAGCGTTAAATCTTGCCAGCAACTTGGTTACTACAGATTCATAGTCTTCATTAAAAATGCTAATTTTAAATAATATTCTTTCTACAGGACCGTTCTTTACCCCGTGCCGTTTTGTCGTGTCCAACACCCCCACAGTGTAGGTAAAATTTTCACCTAATATAGTAACTGGTGCTGGCGTGTCTGTTAGAATAAAATTTATTGAACACTTGGTACCATTATCTACATGTTCAGGAATAATCGCGTTGGGCTCTAACCAATAAAATCTAGGGTCACCATCAACTTCTAAAAATTTTATTAGATTGCTGATATACTCGCTTGAATGTTTTCGAATCAGCCACTTGCTCAGATTCAAGTTGGGGTATCTATTGTCTGTGTATCCCGAAGCATACTGTTTGATTAAATTTGCTTCTGCTAGCAGTTGCTGTTTATCAAACGGTATGTTTATTTCGGTAATGGGTTTCATGACCATAGCATTCTTGTTAGCCCAATGCTGTCAATTGTGACCAGCAGGACGTAGTTAGCCAACATGCCGAAACTTCCACGAGTATAACTAGCCCAAGCATACATACAGCAGCCGCTGATCCATATAGGATAAAGGACAACCATAGGCGGGTTAGGTACAGTGAGCGCCATTGTAATCGAACAGCCGATGCTAATCGCCCAAGCTGCAATTTCCACGACAAAACGGCCAGGCGCAGTTCGATAGTCATCTTGTATCCACCCGAAAATATCTTTGAAGAAGGGAATCAAAGGGTCTTGCCCACAGTTTCAAGAATGGTGTTGAGGTCTTCGTGATCACGATTGGTTTCGCCTAGGCTGGCCTTGTGTGCAATACGAATTGCCTTCTTGAGCACACCGGGCTTGACTTCTAGTTCTTCTGCTACCGCTTTGACGGTATCGCTCAAACCTGCAGACAGGTCTTCAATTTCCATCATGGTACGCATACCTTCATTAACCAATTGGGTCAGTTTGGCTTTTTGTTCGCCGCTAAACATTTTTGCAGTCATAGGATTCTCCAGTAAAAACTGATTATATACTAAGCGATTGCATAAAGCAATGGCTTGATGCCCAATATTGGGCGATCTGTGATGCCCGATATTGGGCGATCTGCTGAATAAAAAATGTTGCATTGCAACATCATTCCTGTTACAATGGATAAATAACTAAGTAGAAACCATGAGTCTCTACAGTTTAAATACACAGGAGAAAATATGTTAAACCAAATAGCTGAATACTTCCACAAGTTGTTTCAGAATTTCAGTAAGCCACAAACTTACAGTTCGGCACTAGAGGAATACATTGTTAGAAACGAACCGCAGAACACCTGCGATGTGGATCGTCTTACTCGTCAATTTGAATTAACCAATTCGCGCAGAGGATGGGTATGAAATTATTAAAATCGATCTATAACTTTTTAGGTGAAGTGGGCCGTGTGCGTGCTGCGTCACACATGGCACGCAGTGGCGATCATGAAGGCGCTAAACGCATGATGATGCAAGACTTCAAAGGCTGGATTTAATCGCTCATGCGACTTGCAATATAAATAATAATACAGTACCGTTACTGTTACACACCAACACACAGGAGATAAAAATGTTTAATAAAATGTTCGCACCATACCTAACGCTCGAAGCACATATCGAAGCGTTCCAAGAAACCAAGCGAGGCCTAACAGACAAGATCATCACTGATCCCACACTGAACAAGGCAGCACACGATTATATTGATGCTCAGACCGAGTTTGCCAAAATGTTGGCACACAACTTCACTGACATCGCCAAGTATTCCATGGATGCCATTTCTGACAAATGGTTTCCTAAGAATGAAGAAGCCCAGGCTGTGGCTTCTACGAGCAAGCAGGCTCGTGCCTAAAACGACATACACACACAAGGAGATTATTATGTCAACAACACCAAAACTTCCCGAAGTTAAATTCAACAAAACCGGATACGAAATCCGTACAGATATTCTAGATATGGCCAAAGGTCTAGTCAGTGAAGAATATCACTCTAAGTTCCGCGGCTGGGAAATGTCAGTTGCCAAGGACGAAAAAACTGGCCAAGTCATTACTAAAGTGGACATGCCAGAATTTCCAGGTCTAGACAAGATCATGGAGACAGCTGAAAAGATGTACGCATTTGTTAATGCAGGTGCTACAGCTACCACTACCAAGAAGTAATTAAATTACTCTGAAGCCCAGGCAACTGGGCTTTTTCACGACTAGAATTTGTGTCGCTTGCCGTAGTTGCGCATGATGATGCCGGCTTGTGCGTTGGCATCGTTTTCGGCTCGGCTACCAGTGTGACCACTGTCTTGATCTAGCAAGCCCTGTTGGTCTTGTTTGTAGTGTGTTAGTTCATGTGCCAGTGTGCGCAGGATGTCTACTGGGTTACGATCCACTGCTACAAGATATATGCAATTCTCATCAGTCTTGTACATACCAAAACTGCTTTGTGTAGAATCACCAGGCAAGCGACGGCACAGTTCGATCTTGGGAAATTCGTGTAGTTTTAATTCCCGTTGAACATGCGGCAAAAACTCCCGTATGTAGTCGGGTAGTTTGGATTCGGCAAATTCACGCAGTCTCATGCTAGTGGAACATCAAAAATTGATTTTGTACATCCAGGCGTGTGGCACCTAGGTCGCCGTGCCCGGCCGGGAATACCACCACATTCCATTTGGGCTGTGGGCCTTCGGGAATCTTGTTCATTTGATCGTATGTGATGATGCTTTCGGGGTCAATGCTGTATTTGGCAGCCAGCTTCTGTTTGAATCCGGCCCATGCAGCTGGGCTCTTGACCTGTGTGCGGCCTTGCTCGTCCTTGACATACTTGCCTTTGGCATCGGTAACAAACAAGTCCCGGAACATGTCCTTGGGAATAGTTGGCGCACCTTTAAGGTTCTTGCCAGCGTTCCTGTGGAACTCGACCTTTTTAACTTCGCGGCTCTTGGCACCACCGTCACTGAAGTTGGGCAGTGTGTTGGCAGGTGTAGTGGGGTCAGTTACTGGATCACCCATCTTGCTGTAGAAGTAGAAGCGCACGTCTGGATTGTTTTCCTGTACCTGCTTGCTCAGTTCCCAGTATTCCTTGCTGAAGAAGTCACCAGCATCGTGTATGCGTACCAACAGCTTGATACCGTTCTTGTCTGCTAGTGCCTTGGTGCGTTTGACTTCACTGTCAAACATCTGCATGTAGTCTTGGGGATGATTGACCAAGAAGTTCAAGGCTTGTGCTGCGCTCATAGAAGCAGCAGGGAACATGACATAGCCACCCTTACGAGCATAGCAGAACAGTTGGCATTCGCCAGCGCCTGGGCATGTGGTAATCTCTACAAACTCGCCAGTCTCTTCATCTACAACAATGCCGCTCAGTGCCGGCAAAGTCAAGTCGTATGTGATAGCGCCTTCTTTTTTGCTCTTGCTCATCTTGGCATTGGATCCCAAAATGGCTCTGGGCGGTGTGGTGATTTGGCGTTTTAGGTCTTCCAAGTCCCATTCTTCGCCGCCGCCATCTTTGGTAATGGCCTTGACATTGCTGCCGTGTATGATGGGCTTGAATCTATCTTGTTTGGTTTTTGTACCAGTTTTGATACGGGTCAAGTAATCCTGCATGTCTTGTCTAGACCAAGACTTCTGTGGAGCATTGAGCTTGAGCGCTTCTTCTAGACTCCAGTCTCTTGCAGCAGGATCACTGTCGTATGCCCGGGCCTCTTCTTCGTCGCTGTCGGCATAGTCATTGTATTCGATATCGCTGCTGTGGAAACTCTGACGTCCATGATTGTATAGGTCAACTACGACAAAACGTTTGTCACGCCCAAATTCTACGATTTCTCCAGTGCTGCCATTGAATTCCACATTGCCGGTGACTGTAACTGGATCGCCCACATGGAGTTCTTCTGCATTTTCCCTTACAGTTTCTTCCCCACTGATGTGAACTGGCGTTACTGTAAAACCACCCAGTGTTTTTGTTGCTGCTGCTTCTGCGATAAATTCGTGAAATCTCATGGTAAATTCCTAGTATGTTATATTTATGTGTTAGGCTGTGCGTAACATTTTTGCATACTCGGCAAAATTTTCCTGTCTGCTTTCTAGTCCATGTAGTGCAGGATTGATTTTATGAGTTACTGATTTGGTATCCGAAAAGTCTGCGATATTTTTAGTCCTAGCTTGCCAAAACCATACTGCTATCTTGGCTGCGGTTGCGGGGTCTGCAGCCAACTGCGGGCTATTTAACAAGTCGATTCCTAATGCTGCTCCTGCCATGCGATAGTTGTCGCGACCAGTCAGCTGTATATAGCCCCTACCATGATATCGTTCTCCGTCGCCCACTTTGGTGTTACCGATTATTTTTGCAGTCTTTGGTGCGAACTGCGGATCATATTTGTGTTTAAAGTATTTGGCACTGCCTTTTTCATCCATTTTAGTAAAGTCCCAGCTCTCGTGTTTTACTTGTGCTAGGAACTGTGCCAGTTCAGTGCCCTTGATACCGGCCTGACCTGCTACACTGGCTAGATACTTTTCCGTGGCGTCCAGGGCCTGCACAGGTGCTGTCTGCTGTGTCTGCTGTGCTGCCGCTTTCTGTGCTGGAGCTGCCTGTGTTGCAGCTGGTGCTGCTTTCTGTGCCTGTGCTGGTTGCACTATTGCTGGTTTGCTAACTGGAGCAGCATGTTGCATAGAAGCTTGCGCTCCGCCCATGGCACCTAATCCCAGTGCGCCAGCAGCTACCCAATTGCGCCAATCTTCTTCGAGATCAACATCACTGAATTCTTCAAGCGGCTCACCTAGGCCAATTTTGCTGGGATACATTGGTCCCGACTCAATGCGCTCACCACCATCAAAGTAACTGATCTCTATTGGCAATGACTCCCATCCTAATCGTGCCGCGGCCATGATCCTGTGATTACCTTCGTTGACCCATGCGCTGCCATCGTATGCTACATTGATAAATGGTTTGTACTCTTGTCCAGTATGTGAGTGTAGTGGTAGTTTACCGGTGTCGCTCATTATTTTCATGATAGCATCAAGATCGTGGTATCTCACGTTTGATTGCTCATGGCGCATACCTGGTATTCGTCTTAGTAAGCTAACCGGAACATCAACTTCCCTAACAGTGGCAGTGGTCTTGCCCATGTAAGGTAAACCGTTGCGATCGGGGCTTTTGCTTACAGCATAGTCAATTGCGTCTTGCAACCATTCTTCGTTGGGCACATCAACACGTAATCCTTCATTTATACTAGGATCCCATTGCATGTTCTTGCTGCCCTTGACAGCAGGCCGAAAGCCTTGGCCTCGATAGAACTTTGTTAGTTTACTTTGACTTACTTTACCTTTGTCCCAAGGGAACAAGGTAAGACTAATACCATCTTCTCGAGCCATGGCTTGTAGTTCCTGCATGGCACGTGAGCCAACACCTTGACGCAATGGATATGCTTGGAACCACTTGACTTCAACCGCACCGCGCCGACTAAAACTGGGTGTCAATTCAAACATGGCAAACTGTTGTTCATCACCTTCGCCCCAAACCATAACATGATTGTTATCCCAGCGAGAAGGATACCGTGCATACACTCGTTCAATGAATGCTCGAGCAGCATCATTGTTGTCTAGCTTGATTGATTCTGCAATAAATTCTTGTGCTCTCATGATCTTGCCAATATAAAAGGTTTGTCACTGCCAAGGAAATCTAAGAAACGACCTACTTCTTCGGGATATTCTTGTGGAGTCAATAGAGTGTAGCTACCAGCAAGACGACGAATCATTGCCGAGTACGTACCTGCCCTGCCACCAGTAGACTTGGCGCTGAATGCAATATAAGACGGCCGATACTTTTGCAAGTACATGCCGATAGCCTTGACCACTGTGGACAGGACTCTTGCTGCATCGCCACGACCAGTCAAGTCGTAGCTACCGCCACGACTAAATACAATTTCAATTGCTTCTCCATTATCCAATGGAGTAAATGATATGTCAATGGTTCTACCATCTGCATCATACGCTTCTGCGTGTACCTCACCACTGCTGGCAAACTGGTTATCCCATTGCAATGGGAATGCTGTTTTGGCATCAAACAGTTCTGTCAATTCTTGTGCTCTCATGTTAGTTTTGTCCAACTACTGAATATTGACCTGCCGGGGCAGGGGCAAACTCACCATGTGGGTCTTTTGCCAGGTCCCAGTGTCTACCTCTGTCAAGCCCCCAACGTTCGCCCAATCTCGCTGAGTTTTGTTCTATCCATTCACGGGCAAACTGTAGTGCTTTGCCATCTGACGGTGCATCTAATCTATGAAATACTTTACCTCTATATTTGTTCAGGCCATAAATTACATACTGGCCTTTTACTTCTGGTGGTTTTATATTATCGGCACCTTCTGTTCTTTGTAACATCACCATCTCATCAGCAAACCCAGCAAGTCTAGGTCCAATTTGTTTAGTAAGTTCCTTGTCAGTTGCTATAAGTTTATTGTAATCATCCAAACTTTGTACAATAGTTTGATATCCTGGGAACACTTGTCTACGCACCATTGCTTTGTACATGCTTAACTTTTTAGGATCCTCTGTTTCAAATACAATATATTTGGGCTTGTATATTCTACAATATCTATTAACTGCTTTTACCACTGCACCTAAAATTTTGAATTGATCACCTAATCCCGATGTATCAGTACTGCCTTCAATATTAAACTCTACAAAGATTAAATCTACATTGGCATCTTTGATTTGCTTGATTACTACTTCACCTTGACGTCCATATTCATTTTTATCATCAGGATCGGTAACAAAGACGTATTTAAGCTGTCCGTTCTGTACCGTATCACCATACGGCACCGAGGTTATTTCATAGCCGCTATGACTTTGAAATAATTCAGTTAAAAATTCTTTTGCTCTCATAATCTATAGTATTTATTCTTTGATTTCTGTTTTGAATACAGAGTCAAAGTCACCTAAACTGGTTATTATTTCAAAATCAGACAGGCCCACAAATCCACTGCGGTCTCGATTTAGACTGGCGACCGGAATGGATCCCAGTGATAATTTATCATTATACGGGAACCCTAGACTTTCAAAGAAATCTTTTTTATTGGCATACTCTGAGTCAAACCAATACATTCTTCTAGCATATTCTCTGTCACTTATTGTAGGAGCAAACTTGACTTGAAAATCGGCACTGTAATGGCGTTGCGGTCTAATGTTATCAGTGCCGACATGCGTATCTTTATCTTTGATGACGTCGAGTATGGCTTTACCAACTTCGCAGTAGTTGACATACACGTTACCAAATATCCACTTCATGGTAAAATGTTTGTAATCATCATCAGTCAACCCATGTCTCACTCGGTTGTTAAATGTTACAACTACTCTAGATTGCGGATGTTCATTATTCAACCGCTCGTTAAACACGCAGCTTTCAAATTCGTGTATCATTACATTGAATCTGTTAACTGCTTCCTGTACCTCACGTGGTGCTGTTTTGTAAAACTCTGGAGGATCCTCAATTGGTCCTCTTGTGTCTTCAAAGAACTTATGTAGAATATTAAATGTGGTTTGATTTATTTGATCTGGTTGGAAAAAGAAAGGTATAATAGTTGGGCAGTAACTGTCTACTACCTGCATTTGCTTATTCAACTCAGTGATGTAGTAATCTTTATTTTTTTTATTATTTGTCCAATTTACAAATCTATCACTCTCATAAATGGTGTAGTTTTTACCAACTTCAACAGCCCATTTTTTTGCAATGCCGGTCTCAAATATGTCAAAGTATATTTCTTTTTGTGTCAATCCATTTGTTAGAGTTAATACTAAACATGTCATGATGTTCCTTCACTGAACCACGGATCAATGATCACCGGCTGCCCGTTGCCCCGTTGCATGACATTGGCTGTGTGCAAATCCCATCCATAACGATTAATCGTACCTGTTGTATACAATAGCTTCATTACATTATATAGCTGTTTGTACATAGCGTAGGATCGTTTATTGTACATTAAATCTTGCCATTGCTTGCTGCACTGTGCAGCAAGATTCTTTGAACCCTTGGCGTACGGATACCAATCCCAGGTAGTGGATAATCCCAGGGCATGATCCACTTGATCCCATGATGATTGTGCCTGACAATAGTCACTGAAGAACCAAACAACACCTTCTGTGAAAGTGCCTTTTTCAATGGGCTGTAGCCTCTCCATCTCAATTTGAAGATAGTCCTTACCATTGATGTCGATGGTGTTGACTTCATTGAATTTTGGCAGGCATGCTAGATCTTGGTGTTTGATAGCTGTTTCATAAAACTTGCGGAATACCTGTTCTGCCTTGTTGCCCAAGTCTTCTGGCATCAATATCTTGATCACATGGCTTTCATCCTTGGCCCATACAGTGGCGTCAGCACCACTGGCAACATATTGATAACCAGCTGCTTTGAGTTGGCGCCAGATTGCATTGCTGTTCTTGGTGGCTGCTTCTGCTTCCGCTACATTTGATTTCATCCTAGACAATTGATATACAACAGAAGAACCGTTATCAGCACGGAAAAACTTATATCCCCAAGATTTAGCATAACGCAGTACCATTCTATCATATAGCTTGGCACGACTTTCGGGATTAGGCACAACATCATCTGGGCCATAATTTATACCTGGATCCATTTCTTTGCTTGCTGAGAAATAGATTTTTAGTGGTTTGTATTTTTTAATAAATTGTTGAATAGCAACTAACACAGTAGAAAATACTTTTTGTGCGTCACCCTCACCTGTTACTTCTTGACTGTTGTTTCTATAAAATTCAACCATCCATGTCTTGTCATCGGGTTTAATATTATCTTGTTTATTAAACATAATGCTTAAATTTGATCCATCGGGTAATTTGGCAAGTGCATCAACATCACCGTGCATACCCTTTTCCCATGTTATTGGAAGTGGGGTATCAAACGCCTCCGCCACACCTTTGATAGTATAGTCTGGACGACTGCGACCTGTTTCCTGATGTAAGTCTTTGAGTGCTTCAATGGCTTCTTCTCTACTATCAATAAGATCATATCCACGATCAGCACGATAGTGGAAGCAACCCCAACTGTTACCGTCTTGATAAATCTCACCTACCGGCTTACCGTTCTTACTTTTGATTACTTCTGCGTTAGGGTAGATAGTATCACTGGAGCCCTCCGCCACACCTTGCTGGAAATCATCCATAGGGAATGTGAGGAATTGTTTACCTCTGTGTAGAATGATATCTGGATCATTTTCTTCAATAGAAATTCCCATTGATGCTAATGTTTTTTCTGCCTTAAAATGTTGCTGTTCATTACCCGTCCACCACATTTTGACTAATTTAACTAGTAAATCATATTCATCGTCATCTCCGCCATCTGATGGTTCAACAGCAAATTCGTTTAGTGAGCCTTCCGCCACACCTTGTTCTTTGATCTGACGATATTCTGTGGGCCAATCAAACACTATGCGATCGTATGCATCGAACACAGTTTCAAGATAATCTCTCAATTCATCGGGCACACGCTGTTTGCTCCAGTGACGGGGCATTTCTGCATCAGGACCATACCACAGTTTCCAAACATCGGGGGTCCAGTAATCTAAAGCATCACTATCCAAATTGCCAGCTTTCTGCAATGCTGGTGCAACAGACTTGTATCCTTCTCTCATGGCCCACCCGGCAAAGATTTTATGATATGGCTTGTTGTTTTTTACTGCCCAGGCATGTAGATCTCGTACATCAGTTGGCGGCATTTGTGAGTCGGGGATAGTGGGCTCTCGCTGGATCTGTCCCATCATACTATCAAATCGCTTATCGCCTGTGGCCTCCGCCACACCTTGCTGATCTTCTACGGTCAATCTATCTAATGCGATGGGATTTAAAACAACATTTGGATACAATCCCTTGGTGTTGGTGTAGGCCACGTATACTTGATCTGTGGGTTCTATAACAAAACTCAAACAGTGCTTGCCAACCCAGTCTGGTTTGCCTACACTAAACCAAACACCTATTACAGGAATGAATGGATGCTTATCTGTGCTCAAACGACCGTACTCTCGTTCGCCTGTAGCATCACGCCTGGGTTTTAATCCACCGCTTTTTTTGATTGCTTCGAGATTATTAGTACAATGATATACACGACGACCTACTATGTCCTTACCTGGAAATAAATTCACCCCAGGTTCATTTTTAGGAGTTCTAAGCCCTTGGTAGTTGGTGAATTCTTCGGTCACACCTTTTTCTAAGTTTTCTTTGATTTTCATTACCCAGGTGTCGGGTATTTGACCATACTTGTCAACCCACATGTCGTGTAGTTTTTGTCCGCTGATGCCATGACTCTTGGCAATGCGAGTCATCATACGATCAATTATGTCATAGACTTGATCGTCTGTAGCCGATTGTATTTCTTTGCTGTGTGCAGTTAGCGCGGCCTTGAGCTCAGGCACAGCCCGGCCATCCTTGCTGTGGTCCATGTTTTCATATACACTATCAAAGTCGTGTAGTCTCATTACGCCTCCAGGGCAGGAGGCTCATGATCACGAGTTTTTAAACTGGCTCGCAGTTGCCAGCTGTGTTTACGGTGTGCATCCATGCGTTCAGCTAGGAAGTTGCTGAAACCATGTTCGCCTTCACGTTCGGCGATATCGTAAATCATCTTGAGTACACGCACCATCTTATCGGAATCGTCGAGCAATTCCTGCAACATTTCTGTTGGGCCTAACATTTCGTTTTCATCGTCAATAGTACTTAACATACTAAAACGTGCCAGACTAGCTGGTGTATAGGCATTGAGCTTGCGTATGTTTTCTGCGAAAGGGTCTATGCTACCGTAAACTTCATCATAGATGGTTTCAAATAGCGAGTGTAATTCTTGGAAGTGAATTCCTTCGATGTTCCAGTGGAAATTGTGTGCTTTCAAGTAGAAACTGAATTCACTGGCAAATCCAATTTTAGCGGCTTTTTGTAGTTCTTCCATAGTGTTATTTATCCTGCTTACCAAGCACGGCAACTCCAGTAATTGGCTTTCCACTTGGGTCCAGGGTTCTCACAGTGGTGTCTAGCTCTATAGCTTTTTCTGTGCTTGGGCAAGTGCTTTTTGATAGTCATGTTCTTGTCGCCAAAATTGACTTTGACTACATTGCCGTTGGGCTTTTTAACGTAGACTTTGCTTTTCTTGACATCGCCCTGCATGGGCTTGCCCAGTGGTACGTTGTGTCCTTGATACTCGGCTTCGGTTAGTGTGATGCCATGATCAATTAACATGAAGGTGGCAGTATGATCAAACTCAATTAGTATGCCATCATGATAGTCACCTAGCACTACAGTTTCAATGGCACTGTCGCCGCACTCGATGATGAATCCATCACCGACTTGTATTCCTTCTGCTACAGGTTGTGCCTGTGGGGCAGGCTCACTTCTAAATGCACTGGGCAATAGTTGTATGTTGTACTTTTTAGCAAGACCAAATAACAGTGGAACTGTGATTATGTGCCCAGGCACTAGCGCAAATACTCCCATGCCCACGCCTCTTAGTACATCTTTAAGTTGTTCGTTGGCTGCCGCCATTTCTTGGTCGCTGGCTTGACCACGAGAATGTTTTACATAGGTACCAAACATTTGTTTAGTTTCGTCGGCTTCTTGACCCAGTGCGGCTTTTATTTTTAGCAGTTTGGCCTTGACATCGTCCATTGTGGGTAATGAAAACGCTTCATCAACTTTCTTCTCATCCTTCTTGGGCTCTTCTTTTTTAGGAATGCTTGATGGGATGACTGATCGTGCCTGACTGGCTGCTGTTTTACCTTGTGTGCGTTCAATAGCACGGCCCAATCTAACTGCGGCACTGGTACCGGCTTCCGCCACACCTTGCTCTTTAACCAAACGTAATGCTGTAGCAGGTAGATTGTTGGCTTGCCCGCCATCGTCTAAATCAATGTAATAGGTTTTTGGGGCACCTTTAAAGGCACCGTGCTTAATTTCTCTAATCCAACCTGTCTTACCAGCGTGTTCGCCTTTGACAACTTTTACCTTCTTGGCTAGACCCTTGCCTTCCGCCACACCTTCATTAGGTTTACAGTTGCGAACCTGGCCGCCATTCTTACCTTTCTTAGTACCTACTGCATGTTTGCCTGGCCAGCAACGAGTGTAGCCATTTGAATCTTTTTCACCCTTCTTGATCTCATTTAGATTGCCATGTGACTGACACATGCCACAGTCTTCGCACACCATTTCCATCTCAATTGATTCGTTGTGCTTGCGCTTGCCAGCACAATGGGCCTTCTGGCTGAATCCCTTGGGATGACTACAATTGATACTGTTCTTGTATTTTTGGCTCCACTCTTCACCGAGATGCTGCTGTTTCATTTCAGCAATCATCTGCTCGCCACGTGCAATCATCTGTTGCATTTCTTCAACACTCTCGCAGTGCCATCTACGCAGTGCCAGGGCTTTAGGTGTGGGCTTGCCATTGGGCTTCTTCATTGGCCCTTTGTTACCCGACATTCTAGCACAGAAACTCTTGCGGCGCTTGGCAGCTTTGCTACCGGGCTTGAGTTTACTGGGCTTGGTAGTGACAGCAGTTTTCAATTTACTACCAGGGTGCTCTCTACGATAAGCATTGACTGCTTTTTGACTGAGTCCGTTGGTGCGATCATGATGATTGACCTTGTTCCAATCTTCGTTAAACCCTGCTTGTTTTTCATCTGTAGTGTCACCGGTTACTGGATATTTTTTACCGTGTACTACAAATGTGTCTTGGTCTGCTTTGATAGCATTCATTCTGGCATCAGTGAACACATTAGATTCGTCTATACTGTGCTCGCCCAATTGAGATTGTACCCAAGGAATAAATGTGTTGATGATCCAATCTTGATGCTGTTTGCTCTTGTCTATGGTGCTGGAATCGGCTATCTTGCCATTGATTGTCACAGGTTTGATACTGTTTACAGCATCGATAATTCGTTTTTGTACTGCGGGATCGGCATCTTTGATTACTGAACGTAACTGTCCAGATGCTTCCTGTTGTCTACCTTGCATAGCAAGTAATGCTACTCGCTGTAGATTAGTGAAAACAGGATCGTAAACATTATTAAAGAACTTGTTAACATCTTTAGCAGTGTCGTTCTCCGCTACACCTTGCGCCTCTTCTACCGAAGTATTACCAGCACGGCGTGCAGCGTTGCCAGCATTGGTCAATGTAGGATCATCGCCGTTGGCAACATCTTGCTGAATTTTTAATGATCGTGCTGTATTTTGTACGTCCTTAGTGGCGGCATATGCAACATCGCTTGGGCTTTTCCCCTGTTGTATTGCGGCAGTGGCTGCTGGACCAAAGTCGCCTTCTGCGACATCTTGATCAACAGTGCCCATGTAGTGATGGTCATGTACCTTATATCCTTTGCGACGATAGTGTGCGACAGCTCTAGCGATTGCCGCATCACGGTCTGTGTGTTTTACACGTATACTCTTCTGAACAGTTTCGCCTCGCTTGCCGACCATGGGGTGATTGGGGTCAGTTACAGTAACACCAATGCGATGTGTTGGTTCTGTTTCCACCAGGTCCGGCTTGTGTATGCTTTTGAATCTATCACGCTTGTCGCGTAATTTAGCAGTTTCGTCTACGCCTTGCTCAGCAGGAGATAAGTTACCGTGCTGTGCTTGTTCTAGATTACGGGTGCCTAGAATCTCTGCATCATACTTTTCGGCCCAGGCCGTCATTTGGTCCGAGTTCCGAAAAGTCTTGTGCCAGGTGCGACGATCCATGCCACGAATACCGTGTGCTTCAATGGTATGCCCTTGTGCAGCCTCCTCCACGCCTGGCTTATCTGCTATTGTTTTTACAACATTCTTCGTCACCGGCAGTGATGGTTTGGTTCCTACGCTCTGTGGAATCGCTCTAGTAGGAGTAACCGCCGCGGCTTTGGGCATGTCTTTAGCGGCTGGTGATTTTGCAGCAGGTACACTAGATTGCTTAGATAGTAGGTGCTGAGGAACAGTCATTTGGATATCACTCCAGGCTGGATCTAACTTGCGACCTATCTTTCCTATGATACCTCCCTTGGCCCACCCAGGAACTTTCTGTCCACGATTTGGATCTGAACCTAGTATGCCTTCCGCCACACCTTTTTTAGCAAAGCCAGGATTATGGAAACTGCCTTCAATGAACCAATCCATGTCATCATCATTTACTCGACAATTCAGTACTTGAACACTATAGCCTTGGTCATCCAACCAGGCTTGTGCTTGTTGGATCATGTATTCTTTTGGCACTTCTGAATCAAGTATCCAAAATGTATGTTCGCTGACATCCATGTCTTGCCACCATCCATCGCCTACTATGTCAGTCATTTGGTCATCCGTGTACCAACGTCCCGATTCACCGCCACCCGATCCCTGAGCAAATTCATTCAAGCCTTCCGCCACACCTTGCTCGGGACGATGTCCCATCAGTTGCATCATGGTACGAACATGCACACGGTCTTTTTCTTTTTCATCTTCGGGCAAAGCATCGTATGGCACATGCTGTGCAGCATTGTAATCAGCTTTAGGATTACGTTTCATCCATTCAATATGGATATACTCTGCGGCCTTTTCAATGTCATTGGGAAATTTTTTCACAGCCTGTTCAGCTGCCTGACCAGCGGCTAGGTTTTCTCGTTGCCAGTCGGGATGCAGTTTATTGAACGGCACATTAATGTCGCCCTCAGTGCCGTCGCTGTTCTTTTTAATCCTGGGCTTGGCACCTGTGGGGTCAAAGTTTCTACGCCATTCTTCATGTGCCGCACTGGCAAATTGTGTTACGGCCGACTCGGTTATTAATTGGTCGTTGTAGGAAAAAACATCAAATAAACGCATGGTATACTTTCTAGTGTGCCTGTTGCATCAGTCTATCGTACTGGGCCTTTAAGCCAGCATTGGCTTTGATTTTATTCAATGCTGCCAACTCTTCTGGTGTCATGGGCGGCTGCTGTCCGGGCGGGGTAGGTGCAGTGGTTGCTGCCGGGGCCGGCGCAGTTGAGCTAGGTGTAGTTGGTGCAGTGCCACCAGCGGATACTGGAGCAGGACCACTGGATACTGTTGGTGACCCGCTGGCATTGATATTACCGGCTGGTATGTTTTCCTCATCGATAGTATGGTCCGACGACTTCAATTGATTCATCACATTAACCATTACGGCACTGACATCACTGGTACCAATTTCATCGTCTGGTCCGTAGTGCATGCTGTCTGTGACATCGCGCACAGCATCCAGCAAACGATCAAGACCGTACTTTTCTATTAGGTCCATGTGACGCATCATGATCCTGCGTAGCGCAGCATCATACATGGGATTTTCATTTTGATCTTCGTCTAATTCATGTTGACCGGATGGGGGTAATCCTGCTGCTCTCTTTTTTAATTCGGCTTGATTGCTTGCTCTACCTGCAAGGTCATATCGTTTCTGTGCTCGCACTTCATCACCATCGCGTGTGTAATTGTCAGCATCCCGCACCGCGGCACCATGCACTCTGTTTAAAGTATTGATTGATAACTCATCTAATTCTTCTTCATGATCGTGATCGTGTGCTGGCTCATCTGCATAACCCATTTCTACACCACTACCATGGCAGGTTCTGCAGGTAGTACCTTCGTGTGGGCCTTCGCCCGATCCGCTGCAACCTGAACAGATGTATTCAATTTCTTCTTGCCCTTCGGTCACTGTTGCGCCTTTTTTGTGTTTGGCTACATAGTGATTGCTGCCTTTGCCGTAGCCATGACGCTGAGCCATGGCCTGTAATTCTTCAGCGGATTTATTCTTGTGTGCAGCATGGAATTCTTGGTCAGTCATGTCAGCATACTTTTGTTTGCTTCGGATTACTGACTGTGGCATGTTGCCTTCCGCCAAGCCTTGTTGATTATACATATCAAGAATTTGATCAACATAGAAACTATAAAAGCCGCGGCGCTCATTATATGCTCTATCGCCTAACACTCTCTTTAGTGCTAGTACAGCATCACTCACTGTTGAACCTTTCATAAATTTTACTGCGTCAGTGACAATTGAATCAACTCGGTTGGCGCCTTCCGCCATACTGTAATTAGAGCCTTTGGCCGAGTTCTTTAATTGATGCTCTTTCCATTTTTGTTTTGCCCAGTCGTAAGCAGCTTCCCCGGCTTTACCGGCTGCAAATGCAGCGGCTATGTATACTCCGAGGTCGCCCGGGACATACTCATTGATTTGTTCTTCTGACACATCTTTTTTCTTGTCATCTTTTTTAGCCATTGATTTGGAAAGTGTATCAAGCGCGTGGTTGACCATTTTTTCTGGTGTTATTGGCGTTGCTACACGTTCTGGACCAGGACGAGGATCGCCATCACGGCCTGGGGGTGTTTGCGATTTGTCCATCTCAGATACTTCCTTGCCATGCAGGTCCTTCATGTCCTGATACTTCTTGGCCAGTTTATCTTCCAAGCTGATTTCTTCGCCAACTAAACGATTGTGGAATGGTTGTGGATCGCCTTTCTTAACAGCCCGTTCTGTGCCACGCACTTGGTCGCCTGGCTGTTGTTCTGGTAAGCCTGCAAACTGCTGACCTTCTACCAGTCGCAGCATTCGAATCATGTCGCTGTTGTTGCTCATTTCATTTTCCTTTTAATCGTTTTTTTAGGGAATAGGCTGCGGGGAGGTGCTGCTGCAATGCTCGAAGCAGTGGTAGCACCAGCAGACACGCCGCCCATGCCACCATCTTCACCTAAGGTAGCAACACTACTGGGGCTTCCGGTTTTTAATTCGTATTCTAAGTATTCTTTGACTGTGTTAACATAGTCGTTGGCTAGAGTGATTTTCTCAGCTACCCAACCATCTAGGCCATGTGATTCGCTAACAGTCTTTAACAGCTTGTGTAGCGCGATTGCGTTGCTGGCAATGTGATAGCACTCTTCACGTGCCATCTGCACTTCGTGATCTCTCTGCATGCCATTGTCTTGCAGCACCAGGTTTTCTTTAACAAAGTCGGATTTTTTCATAATTTTAATGGGTTAGTAATATTTATACGCCTGCAAGTTTGTGCTGCATAATGGCCATGACAGCATCATTATAGCCGCCAAACAGGTCCTGTACTATGCGTTTTTGTGTGTTAGCATCGCTGGCTGCAAATCGAGCACGTATCTGTGTAGCACTTTGCATAGGTTCGCCTAATACAGTGAATTCTACTGTGGGTACTGTGAGTATATAGGCATGATGATCTAGTGTGGTCATGGGCTGATTGTCTCGGGGCATGGGTTGGAAGTAAGCAGGTGTGCCATCCTTCTTGACCCAGCTGGAGAATCTAGGATCTTCGGCCATGTCTTTTTCGCTTACTGCAAAAATCAATCGTGTTCTAGCAGGATCGTACCGGCCTACTATTTCTATGGCACGATAGGGCTGGCTACTCTCTATTACACGGTCTAGGTGTACCCCAGTCAGGGCCATGAACTGTGCTTTATCGCTAAAACTAAATGGACTGCGGGGAGGTTCTACCTTGTTGCTGGTAGCAATAAACACACGGTCACGTCCGTATAGTCGGACCAGCCTGTTGTAAACGGCAAAATGTCCTTTATGAAAAGGCTGAAAACGCCCTGGATAGATTACCAGGACGTCTTCGGTTTCATGGGTATCTTCAAATAATTCAGCAATAAACATATAGTAAAGGTTATTGCTGTATTTATGTATTATTTGATTTAAGCAGGCGCCGTTTCCGGAACTGGTGCAGCCTTGCTGAAGTCAGGCATCTTGCTCAAGTCGCCTAGGTATTCATAGTGTCCCACGTGGTTCAACAGGGTCTTGCTGTGCGCCCAGATCTCGCCACCAATGGTTTGCCAGCGTCGGCAGAATAGCCAATCTTCACTGAGATAGTGACCTTTTTCGTCAATGGCAGTGTCAAAAATAGCGTACATCATGGGCTCGTACTGCTTGCCCAAGCCCACATCGTCCACATACTTGCTCTCAGGGTGTGCAGCAATCAATCGCTCATACACACTACGCTTGAAGATCAAGAAGCCAGTGCCCATGGTGTCTACTGTAAAGATATCGCCTTGGATCTTGGTTTGTGGCAACAAGTTGATAACATAGTTGCTGGGGATACTTTTCTTAGGGTACAAGCCGCCAATGACGTCTTTTTCGTAAGCCAGCATCTGGAAAATGCTCTCAGGTTGGAAACGGATGTCAGCATCAATGAACATGAAGTGAGTGGCCTTTTCATTGGTCATCATCTTGGCCATCAAGTTGTTGCGCCCACGAGTGATCAAGCTCTCGTTGACCATGGTGTCTAGGCTCCAGTTTAGGCCACTGCGCTGTGCCATTAGGATAAAACGCAACAAGCTGGTCATAGTAGGCTCACTGCACATGCCACCGTAGCAGGGGATACCAATGTGGATGTGTATCTTACTGAAATCGTAAGGAGGGCCCTGTTGTGCCTGCTGTTGTTGGGCGTTATTGCCGCCAGCCTGCTTTTTCATTAAGTCCTGGATCTTTTGTACCACGTCTGTGGCACTGGTTCCTGGGAGATCGATGGGGTTGTTGGTTTCTTCGGTCATTGATTGCTTTCTAGGTTAATTGATTATTCGCTTACTACTTCGACTACGACACCGGTACCTACCAGTTCCTGGGCCACTTGCTCGAGTGCGGCTATTAGGTCTCCGCTAATACAAGTAGTCTGTTCGGCTGCACCGTCTTTGACCAGTGAGCTAAATTTGATAACTAATACATCTTCTATGATTTTTGCCATTGCTGTTCCTTTGATATAGATATTTATTTGCTGGAAGTGACCTCGTGAATATTTGATACCGCGCCCGGCGCAATGATATCAATCATGGTTTTGATATGATAATCGTTGCTGTAGAACCAGGCGCGCCACATGTACTTGCTGTCGCGGTTTAGACTCAGGCGTACAGTTTTTGATACCTTTACCAAGTCGCCCAATTGATCGAGATAGTTGGCTAGGGCCAGTTTGTTTTCTTCCATGTAGCAGCCATCACGCAGTATAAACTTATAACGGTATCCGTTATGATTTTTCATCACAATACTGCCACAGTCCAATGCTGCCTTAGAGACAGCATCTGCCGGCCGGTGCAGCTCAAGCAACTTGCTCCTCCATTGTGCCAATTCGTTATTGGCAAGCTCGTACAGCTCTTGTTCTGTTTCGCCATATACCCTGACAAATGGTTCTTCTATCCTTACACAGATATTTGACGATTTGTTATGCTTGATATCAAAAAAAGCCAATATTTGTTGTTGATCAATATCACCGGGATTGAGATAGTGATCACGATTCCATATCGAGTGCTTGGCCATCAATTGATCGCTATCGTAACGACGTTGAGCCATTGGCCCAATATCGTCTACGCTTTTTGCTAGCCGTATAATACGACCGCCTGGGCACTTGTATACCGCGGCATAGCAGAATTTATTGAAAAACTTCTTTCTGGTGTCAACAAAATCGACACATGGGTTGACGTCACGCCATGGGTAATTGATCATATGTACTAGCAATCAGTAGTTCTGCAGGCACGATGGTGTCAAATACAACAGCACCGTCAACTGCGTCTACTGCTATTATAGACCCTGGCGCAATATTGTCAAACAGTATTCGCTTGCTTACGGGCACTTTGATCAAATCATTTATGGTTTTAGCCAAGGGTCGTGCGCCCATTTTGCTGTCAAATCCCTTTTCTACCAAGTGCTCAACTAGGGCTTCGCTGAATCGCATGCGTATCTGTTTTTCCACTAACAGGTCATTCATTTCGGCTAGGAACTTGGCAACAATCTTCTTCATGCTGAATCTGTCTAGTCGATTGAATTTACAAATAGCATCCAGTCTATTACGGAACTCGGGCTTGAAGAACTCTTTGACTGCGCGAGTATCCTCGTCAGTCTTTTCAAAGTCGCGTCCAAAACCAATGTTGTTGCGTTCGTTGTCAGATGCACCCAAGTTGCTGGTCAGTATCACGATACAGTTACGTGCATCTGCTTTCTTACCATTACTGGCAGTGATAAATCCCTCGTCCATGACCTGTAGCAGTAGGTTGCTAACATCGGGATGTGCTTTTTCGATCTCATCAAACAGAATGATGCTGTTGGGACTCTTTTCCAGTGCAGAAATCAACACACCGCCGGCTAGGTTGCCATCTTCATAGCCCACGTAGCCCGGTGGAGCACCAATCAATTTGGCAATGCTGTGACGCTCTTGATACTCGCTCATGTCATAGCGCAGCAGTTTCATGCTGAGATTCTCTGCCAGCAGTTTGGCCAACTCGGTCTTGCCAGTACCAGTGGGTCCTAGGAACAGGAAGTTACCAATTGGCTTGTTAAGACTCTTGAGTCCAGCTTTGGCCACATAGATCTTTTCCAGCACACTGTCAACCACTGTGTCTTGACCGTATAGCTTTTCTTTGACATTAGATTCCAAACCGGCAAGACTGGCAGTAGCTTCAGTGCCAATTTGGTCAATTGGTATCTTGGTCAGTCTACTCAATACATCAATAATGTTGCTGCGTTGTACTGTAAACTCGCCACCGGCAATCTTCAATTTGGCCGCTGCTGTATCAACTAAGTCAATGGCTTTATCGGGCAGTTTCTTATCAGTCTGGTAGCGCACACTGAGTTCTACGGCAGCATCAATAGCATCGTCGCTGATCTTGCCCAAGTGGAATTCTTCAAAGTGCGATTTCAAGCCGCGTAGGATATCGCGTGCCACTGCCGGGGTGGGCTCCTCTACAGTGAGCCTATAGAACCTGCGCATGAGTGCGCGATCCTTTTCAAAACTCTGTGTGTATTCTTCCCAGGTAGTTGACGCGATAACCTTGATAGTGCCCTTGGTCAGCGCCGGTTTAATCATGTTGGCAAAATCCACGCTGCTTTGGCTACCGGATCCAGCACCACGCATTTGGTGTGCCTCGTCAATGAACAAGATGGTTTTTCCTTTAACGCCCAAGGCATTGATAACATCCTTGAGCTTTTCTTCAAATTCGCCGCGATACTTACTGCCTGCCAGCAAGCTACCTATGTCCAAGTTGTAGACAGTATAGCTCTTGAGGTAGTCTGGCACCAAGCCATTGACGATATTACGTGCTAGTCCTTCCGCAATGGCAGTTTTGCCTACACCAGGGTCTCCCACCAGCAACACGTTGCTCTTGTTGCGCTTGGCCAAGACTTGACTGATCTCGTCAATTTCAAACTCTCTACCAATGATGGGATCGATCTTATTTTCACGTGCTCTTTGATTTAAGTCTGTACAGTATTCTTCCAATACTGCATCTGCTTGATGCACAAGGGCTGTTTTGCGACCCACAGTTTCTTGATAGTTTTTGGTATAAAAACTCACAAATGCCTGTCGGTCAACACCGTATTTGAGTATGAAATAACTGGCATGACTGTTAGTCTCCTTGGTCATGCACATGAAAATATCAATTAATAGGATATTATTACGTCCACTGAACAGTACCTGTGTGGCTGCACGATTAAATAGTCGCTCTAGAGAATGTGTTTTCTTTGGATGATCGCCTTCGGTATTGGGTCTGACTATAAAACTCAGTTTTTCCAAGTAGTCTGTTATGTCTCGATCCAGTCCCTCGATATCAACACCAAACTTGATCAATATGTTCCTAAATGGTTCAAACTGTACCATGCCAGCAAACAAATGCTCAAGAGTCACATACTCATGATTATATTTCTTAGCCAGTTCAGTGGCACCATTTACTACCAATTCAATTTCGGGATTGGGGACTATCATGTATTACCTTATTGTTTAATTTTAGTTTTGAGCTCTTCAACTGCTGCCTTCTGCTCTTGAGTTAGTCCGGTTGGGACAACCACAGTGACCACAGCAATTATGTTGCCGCGAACAGGGTGCTCTAAATGCCAGAGCCCTTGTCCGGATATTTTAAATCTAGCACCTGTTTGTGTGCCTGCTGGTATGTTCCAGCTGAACTGTCTACCATCTAATCCATTAATCAGCACTTCGGTTCCAGTGATAGCATCTAAGCAATCCAGCAGCACATTCTTAACTAGATCTATACCATCAACTTGGAATTCAGTGTGCGGCTGTATTTGAAATTCAATATACAAGTCACCAGGTTCAATGCCAGGATTGGATCTATCGCCATGTCCGCTGTACTTCATTTGCATGCCGGCTCTGGCACCACGTGGAATTTCTACATTTAATTCGTGACGCTGACCATTTAGATGCTGTACGCTAATGGTCTTATTTTGTTTTTCTAATGTGCTGGCTAGATCCAGCTGTATGGCAATTCTTAGATCGCGATTACGGCGCTGCTGCTGTTTAAAAATATCAAATGGATCACCGTTGTGAAAGTTACGGAATAGATCATTCATGTCCATTCCACCGCCGCCAAAGTTGAAATGGAATCCACCGCCCGGTTGGCCGCCACCATTAAATGGATGCCTAGATTGATGCTCCCATTGCTGACGCTGATTGGGATCAGACAATACTCTATAGGCTTCTTCGATTTCTTGAAACTTACTGGAATCACCACCGCGATCTGGGTGGTGTTTCATGGCTAGCCCTCTATAGGCTTTTTTAATTTCATCTTCAGACGCAGATCGATCTACGCCTAAAATATTAAAATAATCTTTCATTGATACCTTCCATATACACTAGTATAGTATATATTTACTAGAAGGTCAATGGTTTATTATTTCTTTACTGGTATCTCGGTACCTTCGAGTTTCTTGTGTACCTTGATTACTTTGCAATCTTGTGCAGGCTTTCCGGTTTTCTTGTCTAGGACCGGCTTACCAGCTTTGTCCACTCGATCATGACATACTTCTTTCTTTTCGGCTTCTGCAAACGCTGTGCCGGCCACTACCAATACTAATAATGCTACGAGTTGTTTCATGTTGTTTCCTTTACTTTGCTACGTGTGTAAGAATCACTAATTGGATAGTTAACACCGTTACGGCTGTTATGGTTCTCAACAGTTCTAGCCATACGCGGTGTTTGGTTAAAAATGATTCTACGTTTTTCATATCAACGGTTGTGGTGCTGCTGGTGGAGCCTTTTTACCACCAAAT